TACTTGGCTAACCCACTCTTCAATGGTTTTAGCTTGGATTGCATCTAGTTCATGTTTAAGGCCAAGTTCTGTAGCAATAATGGTAAGCTTATACATTATCTCATTACGAGATACGTTGTTGTTACCAAATTCATCGGTCCACATGGTGGCTCCAACACGAGCTGTCTGACCTTTGTATTTAGGTCCTTCAGGGTTGTCTCTGTCAATTGGCCAGCCTTCAAAGTTTTCAAGAGCTGGACCTTCTAGATAAAGCTCCAGTGTTTTCTTGTCTCCTTTGTTAGATGTACGTAATTGACCACTGTTAATGTGAGCATAAACTACTCCGGGGTTAAATGACTTGGAAGAACCGCCACCTTGTTTTACTTCCTGTCCGCTTGTACTGAACATACGCTGTGTTTTTGATGTTTAAAAATGAGGAATTAGTTTTCATAAGAATATATAGAGTCTTTAACAAGAGCTAAATCATTAGCTATCTCAAAGCTGTCAAACATGCCCTTAGGACTTTTACATGTGTTCTCACCGTTGTTCTGTGTTTCAAACACAAAGCGGATGTTGCCGTCTTTATCTTTCTTCACTTTACCAAATAGAACTATAGAGAAAAGACCTTCTAGGCTTAGCTTCTCGTCAACCATACGACCAATAGTCTTAGCCTTAAACTTGCGTTTACCTTCTAGGTCGGTTGATTCTTCTGCATGTGTAAGGAAGAAGATAGTCAGATCATCTCTGAGATCTTTAGGCATACGTGCAATACGAGCTAGGTTAGCACCGATCTGTGTAAACTTTTCGTAACCTTTCTCGTCACTTCTGTCAAAGAACTCAAAGCTAGACATATACTGAAAGTCATCAACGACTATAGTCTTTATCTCAGTACGTTTTGAGTTTATATAACCAAGGCATGCTTCTATTTGTTGAGCTGTAGATCCTGTGTATAGATTTCCTGTTGGGTTATCTTTGCTCCATTGGATGTACTTCTTCTTCCAGCCTTTAAAAGGCAAGGGTTTGTTAGCTACGTTGATAATAAATGTTTCTTTTGGGTCCAGGTTTTCAATACTGGTAGATTTACCAGCTCCGGACTCTGCAATTACTAGGATTCCTTGTGCCATATTACTTAGATGTTGATTTTATAAGTTCATTAAGCCAGCTCTTTGCACTTACAGGTTTACCTGTAGTAATAGCCATAAAGTCACGGATCGTCATTTCTGCATAAGGAGCATCTTCCATTGGTGCCGGAGCTTTATACGCTGTTACTGGTTTTATATTTTGAGGCTTAGCTGTTTCTAGTAAAGCTGACTCACCATTGATAGCAACACTTTGTGCATCAATAGATCTGAGTTCTTCTAATGGAACTAGATATGAACCTTTTTCATTGATCTCATACTCCTCTTCAAATGCAGAGTTATATGGTATACGATATACTGTACGATTAGGATCTGCTGGTTCTAGATCTCGGGTGATTAGTTCAAAATAGAACCCTTTCTCTTTTTTAAACTCTGATGCAAATATTCCAACTACTAGTCTTGCTTGTTTATCATAGAACGGCATCTTCATGTTAAAGTCTGTTCTAGAAATACCAAGGTTGTTAATTAGTGACTGATGAAAGTCTCTTACCTCTTCAAGTTTTTGTTTCTTGTACTCTTTTACATCATCTTGAGTTGCTGTTTGTTGTGCTGTGTTAAACATATGATTGTGTTTTAATCTAATTCACTACCGATAGGTGCTGGTACTGTTCTTGTACCATTGCTTCCAGTTCTTTGTGAATAACGTAAATATGTTCCATCAGGTCTTGTAGCAGTGAACTCTGGTACTTCTACCATACGTTGATTCTTCCCATCCATTTTTAGGAAGACAATACTTTTTTGTTCATCACCATTACGTACTTTAAGAAGATGCATAAAGACATCTTCTTTATTTACTTCATAGGCATAAGGACCGTAAGAACGGATGTCTGATTTAAAAGGTCTTGATAGTGCTACTACCATATCAGATCCTTGCATTAAGGCGTCACCGCCAAAGATGTCAGAGCTAGTAGGGTAGTTTGCAATAGACCCAGGTGTTTTACGACTAGAATCATCCATTGATCTGTTTAGTTGAGTAACCATTATAACAGTAATAGGAATTTCATTCTTAAGTCTCATGAGCATTTCTGTAACGTCATAAAGAACTTCAAATTTATCTTTTTCTGAGGTGGTCTTTTTGATAAGCCAGCTATGATCTATTGTTACAATCATAGGCTTACGTCCGCCATCCATATATTTAATCTTAATGGCGTCTTCCATTTCTTTGTGATTAAGAGATAGTGGGAACATATCTCTATTGATTCCTTTACTAAAAAGAAATTTAGTTTCTTGTATATACTGTTTAGCTCTCTCGTATATAAAGTTGTCTAAAGCTTTTTTTGTACTTAGTATTACTCCATAGTCTTCAGCAACCTCTGCTGCAAACTGACGTGCTGCATACTGATTTGAACCCATTTCAAACTGGAACTCAACAATATTAAACTTCTGATCAGGATTGAGACGATGAGCTTCTCTTATTATTTGGGAGGCTATCATAGTTTTTCCTGCACCAGGACGTGCACCAATAGTGAGCATAGAACCCCATTCAAGTCCACCGACTCCAGCTTCATTAAAGCCAGGCCACGGTGTCTTTAGAGATTTAATCTCACCGGTCATTCTTTTTTCAATGTATGTCAGGCCTTCTTCTAGAACGCTAACATAACTTCTACAGCCATATTTTTCTTCTGCTACTCCCATATATGTAAGTATAAATTACATTAAAAAGATATCATTAATTTCCTTCTCTAAACTTTCAATACTTTCTGTTCTACCGGTGTAGTATGCTATATTCATCATTTTTTTGACTATAGTCTCAAGTAAAGAGTAATTAATGAATCTAATATCATTGTTAGCATCGCCACTAAGTTTGGCGGATGGGAGTTGGGTAAAGAGCTCTTGAAGCTCTTCTTGGAGGTTAATAGTTTCCATGTAGGGTGTATTTTGTAAATGTAAATGTAAAACTAAAACTGTAGAATACCAAAAAAGTCTACATAATAATCTACAACTTTTTAGGCATTTTTCAAGATCTCTGGATTGTCTGATATGTTTTGGCATAGGTCAGCCAGAGCAGATCTACTGATTTTTGTTCTTGGGTCTGTTTTCTGTATAAAGTATGAACTGGTCATCATATACAAGTAGCCATCTTTTTGCTTACTATAGATATAGTAGTCTGTGGCATCTAATACATCATCCCAGGTAAATTCTGGATAAGTTTTGAAAAACCAGACAAATTTATCTTTAAGCTCTTGTATGTTCTGTCTGGCGTATTCCCCACTAGGAAGCTTTACAGCTGGAAACATTTCTCGGTAGGTTTTAATAGACCCTAAGGCATTGTTACCCAATACTTCTGAGACTACTTTTTTCTTAGTTTTTACGAGTAGTGTCTCAAATTCATCTAGGATAAATACGGCTCCTGGGCTTAATTTACCTTCGTCATCTAGGTGTCCTCTATCAAGGGCAGTTTGACGCTCTTGCTCTACGTCAATAATGTGACAAGGTCTAATCTTATATCTGCAGCTGTCAAGAAAGTACAGCTGGTTCGGGCTGATGTTGTACTTGATCAGCGTTGTCCATAGTTGGTGACTCATATCTTTGTTTTATGTAAGTGATGATTGAGTTGTGTTTGTTTCTAAAAGTCTCACAGGTTTGTATAAGGTTCTTAAAAGTGTTAACATTATGTATTACAGTAGTATGATCTCTTTTACCTAGGCTTTGACCTATTGTGATAAGACTATAGCCTAGTTGTCTTGCCAGAGCACAGTAGATCATTCTGAGTTCAACTATTTCTCTGTACCTATACTTGCTCTGTAGTTTAATTGTAATTCCATATCTTATTGGTAAGAAGGAGGTAAAGCACTCTTCAAGTGCAGGGAGGCTCATCATAGGTAGACTCTGCACTTGTGTAATAACTGTAGGGTAATACCCTATTTTTTCATAAAAAGATTCTCTGAATTGCTCTATAAGCTTGCGTTCTAGCTGAATAGCGTAGCTTTTACTGTCCATAAATTTCAAGGGTTTGGTCTACAAATATAGGTTAGTTCTCTAAAATTTTGTATATTATAATGTAGGGTTTATACAGACTCTACATATTATA